GTTCTCGCCAGCAGTGCTCTCTGGGTCGTACTCCTTGCGGACCCGAAGAAAGGCTATGAACGACATGTACGCTGCTACGTACTGCGGAGGAATAGAGCTGCCGGCATGACTTTCCAGCACCTCCTCTTCCAAACTCTTGGCATAGTCTCCAATCTTGTACTTACGCTTAAATTCAATCAAGCGTTCGTCATAAGTCTTGAGATCTCCCAAGAGACCTGTGATACCAGCACGTCTAGCGATTTCATAAAGTTCTGGAATTCGCCGAGTGTAGTACTCACGTCCGTATCCAAACCAACAACGCGCTACATTTTGCAATGCTTCGCAGGAGTGTTGCTGTGGGGTCAATTCGGTAGACTTCATATGCGTGTGAAGCATTTTAGCCACGGAATCTTCCTCAATTCGAGCTGTGTAAAGGTTCAATTCCTCGTTCCACACTGGATAGTGCTTGAGGAATGAAGCTTCAGTGAGCTTGATGTACGGAACGGATTCAGCTTCTTTATCAGCCATAGTGTAAACAATACCACTTCTGGCCAATACTTCAGCAATACGGGTGTGATTGAAGGCATCATAACCTGGCTTCACGCCCATTTCATTGTCATCTCCATAAGTGATCAAGTTGCATACTTTATGGAAAATGGGCACATTCCACCAACGATCCTCTTTGGCAATCACGTAATAGGCATAGCGAATATACAAGCTATTCACAATACTGTTAATAATTACGGTCAAAGGATGACCTGATGGATTACTGCCTAGAAATTTCACCAGAACACCGAAAAAGTCTACGGTAGGACTAGAGATTTCACTGGCAATGCCCTTGAGGACTTCCAAATCCTCTCCATCATAGTTGCCGCTCTCGACCATGATGTCGATGGCAATCCTGAATGCGGCCAGCATGAATTGACGAGACATCTGGCCATCAAACGCCTTGTAGTCACCTGCGATGATGCGATCAGTCCCATGCTCACTAACATAGTCCATGAGCTCAGAGAACTCAGGGGATTGAACATCAACGCCTACAGCACATTCAAACAACTTCTTGTGCTTCTGCATAAGTGCAGAAAGGCTCAGGAAGTATCTACGCACCAACAAAGTGTCGGGACAACTGCAACCAGCAAAAACCCTGCGTTTTTCCTTGTCCAGTCTGGTAGATTCATCCTTCATAGCAGCTTTAAAAATCATATTGCTGCGCTCTCCTTCTCGCAAAACTTCTTCACGACGATTCACTTCGTCCCAAATCCACTGTTCAGCAGAAAGAGCTCTAGAGATCCCATCAATCCTACGATCTGTTTCGGAGACATATCGTTTCTTTTGACCTCTAAAGGGAAAACCCATACTCGTATCCAAAGCAATGGAATTAATTCCTTTGTGGCCATCCAGGCCAGCTAGATTCACATCATCATCAATCTTACCAAGAGATGCGAGATCTGCCTTTGAAAGTCCACTCATCAGTTTACTCTTATAATCAATACAAGCTTTTGTAAAGCATTCTTGATCGAAGATGTTAGCTGTGTGCGTCTTACGATCCAAGTCGACATTACGATGCTCAATTTTATTCAAGCCAGTCGCCTTGCCATGGATTTTCTTAATCCCAGAAACGGGTTCAACATGTTCAGATATCAACGAAGTGACAACATTAGAACTGTTGAATTGCCCAACCGGGAGTTTGTGCTGCCCAATGACGGTCAAATTCGCGTCTTTGGGCAATAGTGCCACAGGATGGTCTTTATCAATGGGGTTGTGAACACCGAGTTCGATGCCACAAATCTCCTTATCAATAGCCGTCTCTGCGTGCGAGAGCAGATGCCCAGGGCGTGTTTCGATAGCTTTGAGGCCGTCGATAACTTGCTGTCTGGAAATCGCACCAATAGCACCTTTGGTACCTTTACCTGCCAGATGGAATCCACAAATGAATGGGAATCCCTGTTGGGTTTGGGCCAAAGCAGTGGCCATACACATGCCATGGAAAGTTCCATCCTCGATATGGTACGAGTACGAATTGAAGGAACCACCTTTGTCAGTTCGAGTATAGCCGCTGACTCCAGAATACTTACCAAAGTTTTCAACTGCCTTTGTTTCTTTATTATGGTACAAAAGTTCAAATTCAAGTTGTTTATCCTTCGGTAAAATGTCAGCAAACATGTCAGTCAAGTCTTTCTGATCACCAACACCTGGACAATACCAGATAGCATAATCAGTATTTGGAATATGATACACAGCTTCTCTGGACAAAGATTCGGTTTGAATCCTGTCAGGGCGGTAAATAGTGACAAAACTGCTTTGTTTGGGGACAACATGATTTGGAATCAATAAAGCGTTGCTTTTAATGGGTACTGCATTGCAACTCTCAGTTTTAGTTGCAGACTTCTGGATGACGATAGACCATTGCCTCTTCTTCAAGATTTCTTGGTCCTTGGTCAAACTAGTTGTCCTGCTCCGATGAGTTGGCTTTGCATCCCATTTGTATTTAAAAGCACGCCCAAGAGAACTCCAAAATGGGTGTTCTTCCGGGCCTTTCTCACCTTCGGGCACTTGTGGTTTAACGGTCTCACAAGCTTCCGATGTGGCGAAAGTTGACATGAATCCCATAAATGACCTTAAAGTGGCAACTCCGACAAGAGCTACAATACCACCTAATACCTTGGTTCTAGTGCGAGCATCCGTATCAAGCCAAAGTTCAGATGGTCTTCTGAATGTGGCAAAATTGCGAGCTTTTTCAGCAGCAAAGACTTTAGATGAATGCCAAATTGACTTCAAAGTGAAGAAAACTGGGAAAAGGTACAAGATCATTGGAACGCGAATTATTGGCACGTCTCCGAACACTTCAACCAACACAGACATGAAGTCCCAAAGAAGTAGAGCACCAAAACTGTAGTAATGTAAAGAATACAATTCAACAATATGGTTAGTCCATTCTTGGGAGTTTAAGAAAATGATGGTCAAAACGCAAGGTAGAGTTAGCAAAACATTCAAAAGAGTCTGATTCAATAGGATAAACCAGGCTTTCTCAGTCTGCAAAATAGTGTCATATAAATCGTTCAACAAATCAGTGACAGCAGCTTGGGAGTCAAGAACATCTCTTCCAGGAATTAGTGGAGGTAGATCAGCAAGGTCAGCCTCTGTTGGTTCCGGGCGAGCTTTCTTGCCACATCCGCATACAATATCGGGAAGGTCGTGTTCTTCACACAACACCAATTCTTCTGCGGAATTTGCAGTGTTAACAAGGTCTCTCTGATTTTCAAAATGTTTGCGGCTGGCGTCACGCAAGAAGTTCATTAGTGTCACAATATCTACATCGATCATTTTCTTGCCTTTATATTCGGCAGCTTTATAACCAATGCTTTGAGTTGGTGTCTTTTTGCTCTTCTTGTTTTTGCAATCAGCAGCTGGGATTTCATAATAAGGAGTCTCGACGGTAAAAAGAGCATAATCGGGGAATACTTCTCCTTTCATATGTTCAATTTTGTCAGAATCGAGCATACCACTATGTTTCTGGTATTGTGGACGAACTTTTTGCGTAATGGTATAGCAAAATCTTCCCAGAATAGCGATCTGTTCATTAGTCAATTCATCGACATTTAGATCCTTAACGTTAGTATTGCCGGCACAAACTTTTGGTTCTATGCCAATAACACCTTTAAGATCAGCGTTAGGATTTAATGCGAATTGAGGAATGTTGTTAATGAAACTCAAAACCTTTTCCAATGGATTGCAGGAAAGGGCAGCTGTTTTCATATTACACAAATCATCAAAAATTACTCCTGTGTGGTATGAACGGTATTCGGACTGAAACTTATCAACCTCATTCAATGTGCAAATGGAACGTTGACTGCTGTCAAATCCATTCATCTTGAGAATAGCACGAATGATTGGGGTGATGAGCGTTGATTTACCTACTGAAGATCCACCAAAGAGAAGGAAAGAAAAAGGACGCATTCTAATACTCTTCTTTCGGGACATTTCTCTTTTGCCAATAATACTTTTGATCTCTTTCAACTTAGCAGTGTAACCACTCTTTTCATTATCTTTGCACGAAGCAATTTTAAGGTTAAGAGTCGTTTCGAACTCAGCTAAACGACGATCATATTCTTGTTGCGAAACTACACGAGTTTCACTATCAGTGTCTTCAATATTAATTCTTTCAACGGGTTCCTTACCTGCTTCAAGCATAATGAAATTGGTAACCAAAAAGGTGTATTCATATGCAATCTTATCTGCAAATGCATCCGCATAAAAGGCACGGACATCATGTGTATCACAGAATAGGAGGAATCGTTCAAAGAACAGACTGGCAAATTCACAAGCGGCTTCAACAGCATCAAAAATGGTGACTGGTTTGTACTGTTTTTCAATAGTAAACAATACCATATCATCATATGTGAAGTTTTTCATTGTAACGACGCCTAAAGCTACACAGACTGAAAATAACTTCTGTGCGCTACGCCATAACATACTAGCACGGATGGTGTTAAAATTGTCATAAAGTTGCCGGAAGGATGCCATTGCATTAATTGGCAATGTTTTCACAGTCTTAAGCCATTCCTTAAATCTGGTCAAAACTAGCTTAACGCTTAGTTGTTTCCAAGGGATGGAGTCAAATTGTGGCATCCATGAAGAAGATTCAGCAGACTGAGAGTTCAAAGTCTTCTTTTTACGGAAGTTTTGTTGTTGTTCAATCTTCTTTCTCTTCTTCTCTGCTTTCCTATGATTTTTCAATCGACGTTTAAAATCACCGCGACGAGACATAATCCACATGTTCACTTCTTCAGAAGATTGCGAACGGAGTATTTCCCGCATGGTGGTTGAAAGTACAACGATGACGAAAGCAAAATAGGCAATCAAGATATACATTTGATTACCATAGGTGTTGATAAATTCAAGCATGACGCATATAGCGTCTATAATGTTTTCAAGTCCACTGTTCTCTGTCATATTTAATAAATAAGCAAAGAACCTAGTGAACACAAAAACCGGAGGGTTTTGTTTAGTGTTCAACAAACGGAACGCATTCTACTACGGCACTGGGCCTTTCGAACCTTTGCTAAGAGCAAGCTCTTTCAAGTCGTGAGGTCTGCGATCCTACGGTTCTGCGTGATCATAATAATGATCCCGCATGCGTTGGGGCCGTATCCTTAAAATAAGAGGTCGATACGGGAACCTAGGGGGTATACTAATTCATTCCAGTACTACTGTATATGAAGTAGGCTTTTATAGACTAAAACTATTTATTTTATGTTATACGTGTCTCACTTATTTAGTTTCTATACGCAGTGGTGTTCTACGCTGGGTGGGCAGTGTCCTAAGGGGCTCAACGCCATGAAAGGCGGAGCGCGTGGTTCGTTACCCGAGGGGGGGGGTTTCAAATAACGCTTTGACGGGCGTCTCTATCTGAGTCGGTGGTTGGTCATTTCCACTACAGACAGAAAGGTTGGGGTAGCCGTGACCGGGTGATAGTTCTCTATCAACGAGAATAAATGCTTAATAAAGTAAAAATAGTACAAACGGGGTTAACAAGAAACCCGCTTGGGGTTCTAGTCAACACAACAAATAGGGTTCTTGCGAAACCTACATGAGGTATCGACATAAAAAGAA